AGTTCTAACGCTTATAATGCTGATGGTGATTTATTACTACCCGGCAGTTGGACTGGTGGAGCAGTTTATAGGGTAGCTATTCAAATGTGTAGATTCCAGTTAAACCCATCAAGAGAAGATCGGTACGATTTTTCCTTACAGCTTGTGGCGGGGGCAAGACAAGATTGGGTTGATCAGGCGGACTTAATCTAATGGCTAAACGGACAGAGTTATTATATTGGGATGCCGTACAGACTATATGGGTAAATGCTAGGTACAGATGGTGGAAAGTAGCTCTTACCCCAGATGATTGGGAAAGTGCTTTTTCGTATCAAACTACAGATATTAGTCCTATAACGGCACTACATATATCAGATGCGGTCGGAGGCTCACGTAGAGCGCAAGTTACGTTGGTTAATCGTCCTAGGCGGATAGGGTCTACTACTGCAAATGAAAGTAAAGGGAGATTCACAGGCGTATTCACCGATTTCCAAAATGTAAGATTGCTAGACGGAGAAAATGGGTCAGTTTTATTTGCTGGTAAAATATATCATATAGAGGACAAATTTGATTTTCAATATGGAACATCTATTATATTAGATATGAGAGATAGCATTGAAGAATTAAAAGATTCAAGAACTGGAGGTTGGCCTGACCTTGCTCTTACAGGGGGGTCATCAACTCGTAGCGCATCAATAACTACCGTAATTGATGACGCTGACTATGTAGATAGTGATCTTATTGCAATTGCTGGGGAAAATAAAGTAACAACATCCTTACGTAAAGCGGAGAGCAGCGGGAAATTAGAATTTAAAGGTAATAAACCCGGATTAGCAGAAATTGCACAATTAGCATCAGAAGAACCCCACAGCGCAGAAACCCGTGAAGGGGTTCAGATAGCTCTAGTAAATGAAGCTTCTGATGTGAACGCTACCGCAACAGTAATAGATGTCGATGGCTTGCTATTAGGGTACGCTAATGCGGCAGCAGCACTTGCTGCGAATGATTACATTCAAATTGATACTGAAATTATGAAAGTTTCTTCAATTAGTACGAATGCTATAACTGTAATTAGGGGAGTACGAGGAACAACAGCAGCAACACATGCTGACGATGCGAAAGTTTACAGAAATCCGGGGGCTTCTAAATATGGATGGGACTATCACGTTGATCCAGCAGTAGTATCTAATGCAGCGAGTGCGGTGGCTCCTGCCCAAGATTGGAACTATTATCAACGTGGAACCCGACCAGACTCCCCTTCAACATATGGAATGACTGTTAAATACCCTGCTGCTGTGGCTTTTACTTCTGATGGGTTTAATAAACTTATGCAAAATGATTTTTCCTTTTCTAACCCAAAAGAAGAATTGTATACCGATGTTTTATTAGAATATACTGAAAGAGGTACACAACTTAGAGGTGATGGGAAGTATGATAAAGGTGTAGCGGGTGGTGCCTCGACACCCAAACGTAGGAGATTTGAACGTCTTGACATAACGAGTTCAAGTGGTAGGTTAGCCGTAGAAGGTATGGTTAACATAGGTAAGGTAGACGGAGCATCCGTAGATGATGCAACACGTACTATACCGGTAAAAGATTTTAGTACCGGTGATGCGAACTCTGGGGCGTTAGAAGTGGGGGAAGTTGTAAACGTTAATGACTATATTCAAATTGATGCTGAAATTATGAAAGTATCCGCCGTTAGTGCTGCTAATATAACGGTTGGAGCTAGTGGTGATAGGGTTGCACATTATGGAACATCCGCAGTCTCTCATAATAATAACTCTGTCATCTATCGTAATCCGTTAGGTGACCCGGATGATTGGGGTGGTAAACCTTTCGGGCAGACAGAGATTTTAAATTCCGCAGGTGGGGGAGGCCAGTCGGCAGGTGCATTTGGACGAATTGAATATCAATCCCATATTGGTGGAAGTGGTCTTGAAAATGAAGACCCTCCCGGTTTTATTATAGTTAGTCCATTTAATAGTGCTGGTGACACAGATGATGTACGATTTGACCAAACGAAAATGCCTGAATCTTCTTTAACTGTTACGGGATCAACGACTAGTAATACGGTTACTACTTATGCGAATCCTAGATATTCTAAAAATATTGGTTTCAAGAAAACTAAAGTAATTAAAAATACAACTAGTTCTGATCCCGCATCTTTAAGAAAACAAGTTGTTTCATTCTTATCGAGAAATTCTGGAGGGGGAGTTAAGCGGGGAGAATTTAAAGTATCGGGTTATCCTTATACATATATAGAGAGTGCTGCTTCTAACATCACTGGTCGTTCCAACGGAACTATTACTTTCCAAAGTGATTCTTTCGCAGATAATAATAGTGGGACAACTGCCGATGCCCGACTTTTCGGGGTTCTTGTTGGAGATGCTATCTGTGAAATGGACTCAACTTCAACTACCATTACCAGATACGCTTATGTTTCGAGTGTGACAGCTACGACGGTAGAATATGGGGGAAATGTTGCTGCACAAACAAGTGACGGTACAGCGTTAAATGTTAGTAATCCAATACGTATTTACGTTCCTCTCCGTGCAGGACATGTTATAAGAGTAGTAAACCCCTTAGTTCAAGTAGATACGGATCATTTAGTCACAGAACTTGCATATGATGAGGGGAACGGTGCGATCCTTACTTCAATATCTACCATAGGACAAAACGATTCAGCGACAATGTGGCGACCCAATATTATAAAAGCTATAAATGAGAATGCCGTTAAATATGGGAAAGAACCTCCTGAAGCAGAAGTTAACTTTAACGACGTAACAGGCGGGTGGGTTCTAAATGCAGAATTCACAAGTACTGATAGTGCTGATGTGGTTACGTGGGCGAGACACGTTACCGAGGGAGGCGTTCCGTCAGGAGATATTTCGTTATCTAGTAGAGATGGAACGTATAATTATGATATCGGAGCCTCCAACTCAGGGGCGATGACTCTAGACGATGGAGAGTATATTCTTTATCTCGATACGGAAGTTTCATCCACTGGATTTCAACGAGACTCTGCTATAAACTATCAAGAGAAAAAGACTAGATTACCAATTGCTACAATGGCTGCATCCACCTCCCCCGCTGAAGCGGTCTATGAAGTCTGTAGCGGAATAAATTTGACAGGTGGGGAGAACCCAAAAATAAAAGCTAGACCTGAGAAGATTTTATCTCCATCAGGTAGAGTTATGTCAGGTGATGGTACTGTTTTAGCCCCGACTTTTTCTTTTACGAGCGACCCCAATACTGGAATGTATCAGTACGCTGATGATCAAATTGGTTTTGCAGCAGGTGGTGCCGCAATAGCCATTGTCACGACTGGCGGACTGTACCTAGCTGTGAATGTGGCTGCTTCTATTGAGATGAATATAGATGCTAGTACCGGACAAGTTACTAAAGTAAGCTCTTCTAGACGCTATAAAGATAATATAGCAGACTTAGATATAAATACAGAGAATATTTATGATTTACGTCCGGTTTCGTTCGACTGGAAAAGTAATGGAGTATCAGATTTCGGATATATAGCAGAAGAGGTGCATGAAATATTGCCCGAACTAACTATTTATGATGATAAAAACAGACCCGAAGCAGTAAAATATAAACAACTTTCAGTTCTTATGTTAGAAGAATTGAAAAAACTTAGAGAAGAAGTTAAAATATTAAAGGAGAAAAACTAATTGGTAGACTTTAATCCTACTATAAATCCCGACGTTGAACCAGCTACGGTTGAAAACTTTGATCCTAATCTACCAGAGAACTATACTCCAGTTGTGGTGAAAGATTTTAACCCTAATCTAGAATAAAAATTTAGATGACTTCTAAGCGTGAGCAAATAGTTCGTCTGCGTACAGAAAACCCTATACTCCGTCTGACAAAAATTGCGGAACGAGTGGGGGTAGACCCTGCCTATGTTCATAGAGTTCTAATAAAAGCAGAATTACCAACTAAAAGTGTTCTAATAAATAAAAAGCACCTCCCTAAACGAGTAATTTGTCAGGCATGTGGAGAAGATGTACCTAAATCTGAATCCCATTCGGCTAGAGTACATCACATTCATGATGAATGTCGGTATGAATATTTTAGAGTATTAGTCACATGTAAATTTTGTCGGACTTCTTTTAGAAGAAAACGCTCAGAACTAATGACTTTCATAGCTCGTAGTAATAAATATATCTATTGTAGTGTTGAATGTCGCCGTAAAGGGCAAAGAGATGACAGCACATATGATTTAATGTTAAATAAACAGCTTAAGCAACGTGAAATTGACTCTCCTGACATAGTGTGATATAATCATAAGAGGCCCTAAAACTATGAAGAGGATGGTGTATGGAGATCAATAACGCTTTAATTACGCAATGGGAACCAAAAATAAATCGGATGCTACAGACTACTTCTATCCGTGGGATGGAGAGAGAGGACATAGCACAAGAACTACGCATTGCAATATTGAAAGCGGCTAAAGGGTTTGATCCAGAACGGAAGGTTTCCTTCCATACTTATCTTCACACTACCATGGTTAATACTATTAGAACACTTATTACTAAAGCCCAACGTCGTCCCCAACCACAAAGTTTAGATGCTATTTTACGCTTATGGGAAATGGATGATTGGAGACATTCTACGAATTCCGCACAGAAAGCGATAGCTGTAACTATTGACATGGATACAGAGCTTATGATAAAATCTATGTTAAATAGGTTAACTCTTTCAAATTCTGAGAGATCATTTATTATGTTACGTATGGAAAATTTAACAATGGATGAGATTTCTGCTACACTACAAGAGTCGGCCTATAAAGTTAGGAGCCGAATTAAACAAAAATTAGGTGGACGTACTGAGCAAAGAGTTTTATTATGGTTAAACGGAACGGTAAATCTTTAAATGAGTATAACTCGAATGATGTTCGAGAAGCTTTTCTTTGGCTTTATTCAAAAAAACACCATAAAGACTATTTAAATAATAATTTTATAGGATACGATCTAAAGTTGATTAAGCAAGCCATAGGAAAATATGGTTTATTTTCTGTTTTATCAGGCTTTTATAACGGTATTAGAAGAAATTCTGATACAGTATCTATAAAATATATCCTTAAAGGTTTTGAATTTGGTTACTATTTACCAGAACAAGATGCAGAAATGTATTATAAGATTATGGTTTATGGTACAGATAAAATTAAAGCTTATTGGAGAAAATATTTAGTATTAAATTCTAAGTGGTTCCCTACAGCTTCGTCGGAACAGACGAAGAAAAAGATGGAGACCAAACTAAGGGAGTGGTCAAATGCCAAAGAGAGCTAATAGAAAAGGTGGGTTTTCTAAATCTACTAGATCATCAAGGGAACAGTTGTTAGTTAACGACTTAACCGGACGAACTGCTCCTGAAGGACAGTATCGGGTGATATCTATTGCTAGAATTGGCTTTAGTTATAATCAAGAGGTATGGATAGAAGGAACTTTCACCTCTTTCCCAGAAGCGAAGAAGGTTGCGGATGACAAAGCAGTAGATGGTGTGGTATGCTATATTCATGGTAGCGGCCCACGAGTAATATATATAGCGAGGTAGCAATGCAAAGTTTTGAATATATTGAGTCTGGGGTTCTGTTTAATCTGACAGACCCTATGAACTTTAAAAATTTTCGGTACACCGGAAAAGATTTTGCGAAGCATGGGGAGGTCTTATCTTTTATTATTGATTATGTAGATCAATATAAGGAAACCCCCTCTACGGCGACACTCTCAGAAAATTATCCTGCGTTAGATGATTCCGCACAAATGCTTAATTTTGATTATGCGGTAGACCAATTTAAAGATCAGGTAGTTTATCGTAAGATTGTGGGGTCTATCCAGTCCCAAAAGGAACTTTTAAAAGAAAATCCTACGAAAGCCCTTGCTTCTATTATGACTAACTTAAGTGATGTGGAAGTTGAAACAGATGAAGATGTATCAATATATAATGATGGAACTTCTGATCGGTTAGAAGCGTGGCGAGAGCGGACTAAGAAAAGACAAATGGGCGATGGTATTATGGGGATTAATACCCCTTTTAAATCATTCAATAATACAGGTGTGGGATGGATGCCCGGAGAGTTGATTGCTATGTTTGCTCGACCTACCGTAGGTAAAACGTGGATGTGCGTAGAAGCTGCCGCTACCGCTGTTATGAATGGGTATAAAACATTGTTAGTCTCTACAGAAATGCCTGTTGCGGCTATTAGTCTTAGGGCGGATGTGGTATTAGCTAATAAAATGGGTTATAAGTTCTCCCATCAAGCCTTACGAAATGGTGACCCGATTGATGAAACTGCGTATAAGAACTTCTTGAAGGAGTTAGATGGCAGGTCATTATTGGTTTGTGACCACATTGAAGGGGAGTCTACGATTTCGCTAGAGCATATTGCTAGGTTGATACGTAAACACAAACCAGACTTTGTAGTTCTAGATGGAATCTATCTAATTTCATCAGGGGATGGTAAAAAGGCGATGTGGGAACAATCTCATGCCCTCTTTTACGGTATGAAAAATCTATGTCTTGCAACAAACACAGCTATTTGGGTTTCTACCCAAGCTACACGAGAGGCAGCTAACATGTTTGAGCCTCCCAGAGCCGACCAAGTAGCTTTTGGGGACGCTCTCATACGGGCTGCTGATGTAGCAATGGCAATGTGTTTAATTGAAGATCATGATAATATTCGTATGATGCAAATTCAAAAGTATCGTGATGGGGTTTTACCTGCTGAGGAATACTACTTGCATTGGGACGTAGATCGTGGTATTATTTATGAAGATGATGAGTTTGAGCTTATCGACGATGACGATGACTTTTAATAAGGAGTAATGATAATGGGATTATTTGACATGTTTAAAAATTCAGATAGTATTATTGTAAAACAAGGTACGTCTAAAGGGCCGGGTAAGCCGAAGGTAGACATTACCATTGGGGATATAAAGCGTGGTAGAGTGGTAGATGAGAATGGATACAGTAGTGATATCGTATTGTTCCTACGTGCCTCAAAGGTAAAACGAGTTAGTGGTTAATTGGTCAAATTTATTACTGGATGCAGGAATAGATGTTCCTTTAGAACGTGACCAATTTAATATTTCTTGCCCGTTTCATATAGATGAATTACCCTCTTGCTCAATCAATGTAGCATTAGGTAAATGGATATGTTTTGCGGGGTGTGGGCAAGGCTCGCTAGTATCTTTTCTATCTAAGTTTACAGGGCAAGATATACAGAAGGTACAACAAAATATAGCTAACAGTGCGGTTGAATTTGACTTTGATTTCTTTGAAGATGAATTCCCAATAGACTGGATGGATAACCTTCCAAAAGAACTTAGTGAAGTTGAATATCCGGGCAAACGTCGAATGGTTCCTGAATGGATTTTCGACAGGGGGTTTTCTCGTGAAACCCTTAAGGCTTGGGATTGCGGAATGAATGATTACGGGGATTTGATTATTCCTGTTTATGATGCTAAACAACGATTAGTGGGGTGGATGGAGCGACGGATTGATGCTCTCCCTAAATATTTGTACTCTAAAGGCTTACGAAAGTCCCAACTTTTATTCGGGGAGCATAAAATACAATCCACGCAGACTATATGTATTACAGAAGGAGCATTAGATACGATGTGGCTAACCCAAAATGGTTACACAAGCATCGCTTTATTAGGAGCTTCTTTCTCATACGCACAACAAAATAGGCTAAAAGCATTACACCCTGAAGAAATTGTGTTATGCTTAGATAATGATGAGGCGGGGCAAATAGCAATTGATAAAATTAATAGTTGCATGAGGGACAGTTGTATGGTATCATGGTTAGAGTTACCTGAACAGGTAAAAGACGTACAAGAGATACGTCAACAAACATTACTTAAACAAGTAATTGATAATCGAGTCTTTTGGTAAAGACAAAAGGAGTATAAATATGGGTGGTATATCCGCTATACAAAACAGGGTTGATGAACGATCCAACCCTCAGTCACAAACTGCTGGTCAAGAAATCTTTTTCAAAGATGGTGATCAAGCGTTCCTTACACCAGTTGCTTCTGGGGATGAGGACGATCTTCTTCTTGATGAAGTACATCTCTACACTTACCGCTCAGGTAATCGGTGGATTAATCTTTTGAAAGATGATGATGTAGATACATCAGAAGTTCCAGATAATGTTCGTGCATCACACAAGTTTGCATTTTGGGCATATGTGCATGATATTATGCACACAGAGAAGCGGTTCGATGATTGGGAAGAAGTTGAAGGCCCGCAAGGTAAGAAAATGTTCGTTCAACATGTGAACGATTTTAGAGTAATTCCGTTAGGTTTTGGCCGCAGTAATTATATTTGGAACCAACTTGTAGATGTTTATAATGATTGGGGTTCCTTGGATAAAGGGGTTGTTAGAGTGAAGCGTACAGGTACAGGAATGTACGATACGTCATACACGCTGACAGCAACAGCAAGAAACACAGATGTACCTGCCGATAAGTTAGCTTTAATTCCTGATCTAACAGGTATTAAAAGCTATTATAAAGATCGTTACGGTCAGGTAAGTCAAGCAACTCCTTCGAGTGCAGGTGTGTCGTTGGAGACAGATGAAGTAACATTGTTGACTGATGACCTCTTCAACTAATGCTAGTTACTCCAGACACATATGAGTCAGTTCTTGCAGACCTTGAACAGTATACAACTTGGGTTGTAGACGTAGAAACTAATGGTCTGGAGTGGCACGGTAAAAATCAGATTTGTGGGATTGGGGTAGCTGTCGAAACTGGGGATACATACTATTTCCCGTTTAGGCACTACCCCTCTCTCGAAGCAGTGAATTTACACCCCCCTCAATTGTTCCAACTGATGGAAGTTATGAACGAACGTTCTACACTTATAGGATACAATATAAAATTTGATTTACATTTCCTAGAAAAAGATGGTTTACAGACCACCAATAAGGAACTTCTAGATGTTATAGTCCTTGTACGTCTTACGGAATCGGCTGACGTAAGGGATTTTTCATTAACAGGTACAATTAAGCGCAGTTATGGGGATGAAGCTGCTGAATATGATATTACAACGAAGAAGATACTCCGTAAGAATAAATGGCATACTGATTTCTCTCAGGCTCCCCCAACGATTCTTGGGCCTTATTGTGAGAAAGATGTAGAATATACATGGAAATTGTATAAAGATCGCATAAAAGAATTAGAACGCACAAAGCAAACGAAGATTTTTGAACTCGAAAAAGAACTTACTCATGTATTATATGCAATGGAGAAACGAGGGGTAGTTGTTGATAGCAAGTATGCGATACAAGCAGCAGAGAAAATTTTACAGCGGCAAGAGCAGATTAAAAATCGTATCTTTGAAACCGTAGGACATGAGTTCTTGATTACCAGCCCCGCACAAGTAGGGGAAGCTTTAGAAGGATTAGGTATCGAGCCTATCGTTAAAACCGCTAAGGGGAACGTTTCGTGGGGAGAAGAAGCATTAGCCCAAGTAAATCATCCGGTGGCGGGATATATGCGGCAATATAGAACTTTGGATAAATTAAGGGCTACTTACCTTGAACCGTATTTTGATATTAATACGGTACACACATCCTTCTGTAATTGGGGTACCTTAACAGGTCGCCTATCTTCTAGAAGCCCCAATCTTCAAAACTTACCCCGAACTCATTTTCGGCTCTCTGACGACCCCTTAACAACGGAGGAGCGAGAAGTAGTACGTGGTCGCATCTCTGCGGCGGTTGCGGCTAAGGGGGGAGTGTTTAATGCGGAGTTATCTGAGGAGGTTATAGATACATGGGGATTTATTGGGGATGAATCATATAATGAATCAGATGAAACCCAGATTTCTATACGACGACTATTTGTTCCACGCCCCGGCTATACGTTAGTTGGGTTTGATTATTCCCAAATGGAAGTTAGAGTCTTTTTAGACTATTTCCGTAACCCAGAGATTGAAGCTTTACTAAAAAAAGAAGATGTAGACTTCCATGGTGAAGCAGCAACGTTAGCGTTCGGGGTTAAAGAAGAAGATTCCGAATATAAATATTATAGGCAGATGGCAAAAGCCATTACCTTTGGTACAATTTATGGAATTGGTTCTCGTAAATTAGGGGTACAGTTAGGCGTAACGATGCAACAAGCTGCTGATTACAAGAAACGTTATTTCAAGGGATTAAAGGGATCACGAGAATTCTTTGAGAAGGTGGTACGAGTTGTTAGTAGTAGGGGGTGGATAAAGAATAGGTATGGGCGACTTTACATTGTGCCTAAAGAGTTAGCTTATAAAGGAGTGAATTATTTAGTGCAGGGTACAAGTGCTGATATTCTGAGTGAGCGGATGATAGAAGTTGATAAATATTTACAGGATAGAAAAAGTAATATTTTAGTTCAGGTTCATGATGAAATTATTTGCGAAGTTCATAATGATGAGTTAGAAGAAGTGGCACCACACGTTCAAACGTTGTTACAGGAAAACTCATTAGGTATACCGCTTGAAGTGGACGTAGAAGTTTGTTCACCTTCATGGGCAACTAAACAGGACTTTGCGTTGACAAAAATCCCAGAACCTGTTATACTTAGTGATTACATAGATTGGAATTAAGGAGAAGACGATGGCTAAAGTTGGATTGAAGTTAGGGTTTACTTTTAGAGTTGGCCCCCTAGACACTAACCAGTACGCACGTATTGATTGTGAGATACATGACATTGATACAGATATAGATATCCCCACTCAGCTTGAGGGAACGGAACTCGCATTAGGTCAAATGTGGGCGCATGTTAGGGATGAAGTAGATAAGAATATTGATGAAGTTCTTAACGAAGGCTCATCCAAATGAGCTTAAATAAAGAATTAGCCAGAGCTGTGGTTCTTGAGCAGGTTTTAGCTGAACGAGAAAGCCAAGATTTAAAATGGGGAGACCAAACCTTTAATTCTGATGATCATTGGACAGTTATCTTAACAGAAGAACTTGGTGAAGTAGCACGAGAAGTCTACGAGAAAAACGAATCAGACATGTATGAAGAAATTATTCAATGTGCTGCGGTTTGTTTTGCGTGGGCGGAAGCTTTTAATAACCGTAGTAAACAATTACCTAGGGGGGTTTAGATGGAGACAGATTCTGAGAAAGTTATTGAAGGTTTATTAAAAGATAAGAAATTAAATCTATTTCGGGGCGATGATAGTGCCTTTGAATATTCTAGAATACCTTTCAACATTCCAGCCCTTGATAGATTAACGGGTGGGGGAATAGCGAAGAAGCGTCTAACTCTAATCTATGGGCCGACTAACGTAGGTAAGTCTTATCTAGCGTCACAAATCTGTGCTAATGTTTTAAAGTCAGGCGGACAGGCAGCTTGGATTGATACAGAACTATCATGGGATTCTGATTGGATGGCACGATGCGGTGTAGATACGGCAAAAATCATCGTAGGGCAACCCGAAAGCGGAGAAGAAGCAATGGATACCATACGCACCCTACTGGATGCATCCTTTGATTTAGTAGTATTAGATAGTATTGCTGGTCTCGTACCCCATAAAAATTTAGAAGAGGACTTCTCATTTAATCCAATGGCGTGGCAAGCACGTTTTGTGAACTCTTCATTACCTAAAGTT